TACTGCTGCCCCACGTGATGCAGCGGGTAAAGATTTTTGAAGAGGACGGCGATTACGTCGTGAAGGTGCTTGATCAGAGCGGTCAGCCACGAATCGCCGATATCAAGGGATCTCCCTTTACGATCAAGCATTTGATCGAGGAGATGAAGAGCGACCCGGTCTATGGTCGCGCATTTGAGGCGTCAGGGGCGGGAGGCTCCGGGGCGCAAACTGGCAACAGAGCGGGCGGCAACGCCAAGACGATGAGCCGCGCAAACTTTGACGCATTAACGCCATCCGCAAAGATGGAATATGTCAGAGGAGGCGGCTTAATTTCAGATCAGTAACAAGACTGAAGGAGAATTATGGCCAATACCCTGACTTCGATCTTGCCGGTGATCTACGAGGCGGCTGACGTTGTCTCGCGAGAGCTCACCGGCTTCATTCCAGCCGTATTCCGCAATAGTACTGCGGAGCGCGCTGGACTCAATCAGACCATTACCTACCCGGTTGTGCCAACAATGGCGGCGGCCGACATTACCCCGGCTGCGACGCCATCGACCGGAACCGATATCACGATCGGTACCGGATCAATGACGATTTCAAAAAGCCGGAAGGTTTCCTTCAACTGGACCGGTGAGGAGCAGACTGCGCTCTCAAATGGCGATCGTCCACAGCTCACCAATATCCTGAGAGATCAATTCTCCCAGGCAATGCGTACACTCGTCAATGAGATCGAGGCTGATCTCTGGGTAGCAGCCTATAAGGGATCGTCCCGCGCTTATGGCACGGCTGCGACGACTCCTTTTGGCACCGCCAACGATCTCAGCGATTTTGCCGGAGTTCGTCAAATCCTCGACGATAACGGAGCTCCGCAGACCGATCTTCACCTTGTGCTGGGATCGGCGGCGATGGCCACCCTTCGCGGCAAGCAGGCGGTACTCTTCAAGGTCAACGAGGCTGGCACGGCCGACTTCCTGCGCCGTGGCGTGATCGGTGACGTGATGGGATTGATGCTGCACAATAGCTTCCCGATCACCGTGCATACCAAGGGCACGGGCGCGAGCTATCAGCTCAACCTCGGTGCTGGATATGCGGCTGGCTCGACCACGTTTGCGGTCGATACTGGCTCGGGTACGATTCTTGCTGGCGACATCCTTACCAACTCGCAGGCCGGACGGGATGCCAACAAGTACGTCGTCAACACGGCGCTCAGCGCTGGTTCGCTCAGCATCGGCGCTCCGGGCAACCGGGTGGCGTGGGTCGACAACGATACGGTCGCGGTCGGCAATAGCTACACGCCGAACGTCGCCTTCCACCGCAATGCTCTCCACCTGATCACGCGCGCTCCGGCGATGCCTGCTGGTGGTGACGGTGCGGATGATGTAACGGAGATTGTTGATCCGGCAAGCGGTCTCGCTTTCCAGGTCGCACTCTATCGCCAGTATCGTCAGATCTCCTACGAGGTCGGTATGGCGTGGGGCGTCAGGGCGGTCAAGTCGGCGCACATTGCGACGCTGATCGGCTAACACAGGGATGGCGGGTGGTGAGCAATCATCGCCCGCCGCCTATTCATAGGACAAATTATGGCAGAGAGTTTAATTTCAATGTGGCGCGAACCTCAGGCCGATGGTGGCCCAGTAGCAGCCGATGTCCACCCTGATGAGGCCGAAAGCTGGATGGCGGCTGGCTGGCGAATCGCTGAGAATGGCGCACAATCGATTGAAGAGACAGAGGAGGGGGAAACTATGGGCAACAAGCCAAAACCGAAGCCACGGCCAAAGCAGGCCTAAATAGATCACATCCTGGAGAGTACTAATGCCACTAGATGCATCCAGTCTGATAATTACCGTTGGCGGATCGAGCAGTAACTCTTGGGTTACGTTGCAAGAGTTTGCCAGTTATCGGGATCTTAATCGTATCAATGCCGATGCCTTCGACGCGGCCAGCCCTGATGACAAGGTGCGATCGTTGGTGATGGCTGCGAAAAGATTGAGTCGTCTTAATTGGCGTGGTGGTAAGGCGGATGGGAATCAGGCTCTGGCGTGGCCGCGCCTTGAGGTGCCGGTGCGTGATTCCAGCCTGGTTGGAGTCGGGAGCTACACGCTGGGCTACTACGCGAATAATACCCTGGGATTCTTTGGGGATTACTATCCCGGCGACAGCATCCCACAGATCATCAAGGATGCTCAATGTGAGCTGGCTATTGCATACCTCGAAGGATTTGAATCGACCGAAGGCCAGCAGATCAAGCGATTTGTTGCCGATGGTGTAACGATCGAATATGGCACGACTGCCCGAAGTGGTGAGCTGCCCGTGGCAGTGCGGCAGATGCTAAGCGGTATGCTGGTCGGTGAAAGGCTGGTGCGGTCATGAATCTGCTTGACGCGCGTACACTGAATCAGATGCGGACTGCCCTCTACGGAGGATCAGCCAGCCTGACATTCTACAAGATCACGCCAGCCGCCGGTGAGTCTGAGATCTTCTCGACCCGCTCGGGCTGGCACGCACAGCGCGACAATTCGACCACAGCCGATCGCAATGGCAATGTCAACATCTGGTTGTCAGCTGAAGTGACACCGTGGAAGACGGATCATCACTTGCACGTTGGCACAAAGGTCACGATCAGCGCTAAGGGTCGGACATTTAGCTACCGAGTCGCCAGCCTCAAGCCAATGCAGCAGCTGGGCGCGGGCTGGGTACTCAATTGTCAGCCGGTCGAGAATAGCACGGAGCCCGCCAATGGCTGATCCATTACGCTTCACGGTTGAGGTCTCACCAGAGGCCACGCAACAAATAAGCAGCCAAGCTGGCCCGATTGTGCGCGCAGTGGCGGCTGGAATCATCGCTGAAATGAAGCGCCTAATGAGTTTGCCTAAGTCAGGCAGAACATATCGTCGCGGCAGAAGGGCGATACACGTTGCATCTGCACCTGGAGAAGCACCGGGCATAGATACTGGCACACTGATGGCATCGATCGGATTTCAGATGACTAATCCAACCACAGCCGAGGTTAGCATCAATGCTGAATATGCGGCGTATTTGGAATTTGGCACTATCCGAATGGCAGCTAGACCTTACATTCAACCAGCCTTAGAAAAAGTCCGTGATCAGTTTCGCGGCATCCTCGGTCAGGCGCGCATCAACAGACCAATATGAGCACCTACACTGACGCACAAATCAGGACTGCCATTGAGGGCGTCATTACCACGGCCGCACCGCTGGCCGTGGTCTTTCCATGGTGGGCCTTAGGTGTCAAGCAAGACATGTGGCCGGGTATGCTGCGTAGCAGTGCAGACTCAAATCGAGTTCACGGTTACGTAATTACCAGAACCAGTGATGAAGGCCGTGAAGTGGCAATGCGTTGCGTTGAGCGCACCTGGTCGTATGATATATGGGGCTTACACTATTACCAGACTGGAACCAAGGCGTCGAACTCGGATCTGACATTCCAGGCCGAGCTGGACGCTATAACTACCGCTTTCGATGATGTTGCGAATTTGACAGCCGCACTCAAGCGGAGATCGCCAATTCGCTGGACAATAGACTTGAATATTTATGGCGGCGAGCTCATGCACTTCGCCGTAGGGCAGATAACCTTTGACCCTTGTTAAGGAGGCACTATGCCGCAATATCTAAGTAATGACGTTGCTCTGTACGTGAGCAAAACATTAGAGGCTAGCTACAATGGTGATGTCTCTGTTGGTACTAACTACGCAAAAATTCGATCTCAGCAGGCAGGATACTTGCTGCCGCAGATCGAATTCCTAAACGATGCCGGAGTACCCGGCAATGGCCACGAATTTGCGACTACCTGGTGCGCAAATTACTTGACACACCCCGCTGTCACCTTTACCGATGATGTCAACTATGGTATCGCTGGACGTTTGGCATTGCGGGCGCTGGGTGGATCCGTCACAACAGCAGCCCAAGGTGGGACGGCAGCATATAAGCATTCCTGCGCTATGCTGCCAATTGCTAGCGGTCGGCAATATCCATCTTTTGCTATGGCTGCAGAGCTTGGTGGTGCCACTCATCGCTTTGCCGGAATGGTTGTCGACCGTTTCTCGTTATCACAGAACCGGGCCGATCGACCGCAGTATTCCGTCGACGTGGTAGGATCGGGCAAGTTTACTACGCCGCATGCATTGACTAGTTTGCCATCAACAATGGATCTGGCGGCGTGCTTGAATGGCTCCAACGTCTCAGTTTACTGGACTGATTCGAGCGGCACTACAACCTTTTCCGGTGCCGGATGTACTCTTCGCAGCTGGTCGGTTGAGGTTGCTAATAATCTCAGACTCAATGATCGATGCCCAGGAGACTCAACCAAAACGCTAACATATAACAGCACCACAACAGCACCCGCTTTTACAGGCAAGTTGCTTCGAGGGTCACGCACGGTTACGGCACAGCTCGTAATCCTGCTTGATTCAACCGTTGTACCCTGGGAGCGATACGTTACGGGTCAGGAGCTGACCGACGTCACATTCAAGGCGCAGTCACAGACTCTGGCCGCGACTGGCTACTACTACACAATCAATTACATTATCCCGAAGGCGCGCATCACATCGGTCGACCCGACTGACAGTGACGGCGACGCGGCGCTTACGATCAACCTTACCGGGATGTATGACTCGGTTACGGGCGGTGCGCTTAAGGCTGAAGTAATCAATCTGGAGACTAGCGCATATGTCTAAAGAGACACCAGAGAAAAGCGTGAAAACAGTATCGGCAAGTGATGAGGTCTTTGACTTTACCCTTGATCCTGAAGTTATGGAGCCCTCACTACTTGCGGCTTATTACCGGGTACGCCGGGCCGCAATGCAGCGCAATGACGCTAGTCTGATGCCGGAAGGCAAAAAGATGACTCGTGCCGAGATTGAGGAACTCATAGGTGGCGAACTTGGTCAACCGGAGGGGCCGCGCCCTTGTTGCGTTTAATATCTTTTCTGCGTGCTTTGTGGCTAGTCGTAAAGCACGGACAAGCAAAGCTACACGTGCAGCGCGGTCGGATGATTATTTGCCAGTCGTGCCCGGAAGTCAAAACAACTGCTACCGGGCTATATTGTAAAGCGTGCGGATGTCCGGAGTGGTACTTATCGGATCTTCGCACAAAAACGCGGATACGTCGTCTGGCGTGTCCGCAAGGCAGATGGTAGAGGAGGAATATGTCAGAAAATACTTACCCATTTGATGCACCCAGCATCGACGTACAATTTAATGC